GGCGAAACCCTCGTTGATGAGAAGATATTTCTCATGGTGCTTCATGGGTGCTCCGAGGTATATGGAATCGACCGACCATCCTCTTTTTTCGAAAGATGAAACGACGACTTTGTGAAAGTCAAGGTCATTGACCGCGTAGTTTGATCCGAGGGCGGTTGCGTCATAATAAAAGATTATTCTTTTATTGCGGTGGAAGATGTAGTAGTCGCAGAAATCGGCTACGAGTTCCGTGATCTTGCGTTCGTATTTTACGT